GGGGTTCGCCGAGTCCCCTGAATAAGCTACGTAGCCTCCCCGGGTATTAGCCAGGGAGCAACCTAATCGATAAATCGATTAAGTTTCGCCGTTGGCCAACTTCAAGATGTTGGCGGACGTGAGATACGCAACGAGGGCATTGCCCAAGTTTTGTGCATCAACGGCCGTGTATCCAACACTCGGGAAGTCCAGCGTGAAAGACGCCGTCATGCTGGCCAGTATATTACTGGTCGGCACTAAGGGGTCAGTCGCGTAGGCATCCCTACGAAGGCGGACATTGACTCGGTTCCGGGCCTTGAACTGATGAGACATGATGAGGTCATAGACCACACCAGTATCATTCAGCTTGTACTCGGAAGAGTCTTCTCCTCTGCTAATAGCAGGAAGAGACTTTGCAGCGGCAGCGTACGTAACTGATTGGGGGTCGGCGAACACGTCGATGCTCCTCGAGTTACTTTACTTTGCTTCGGGAAATACCCAAAGCAGCGAGGATGCCAAGCTGGTAACCTGTAAGGTCGCCTAACTTGACACCCAAACCAAACGGGTTCCCTGATCCGGAGCGAGACTTGGTGACCTTCTTATGAATGGTCGTACAAGAACCGCCCCAGCTTCCACCATAGCATATCCAAGGCATACAGGCTGTTAGGCCTTTTGACTTGACATCTGCTTGGTAGATGCGCGTCGAATCAATGGTCTCCATTACGAAGCCATAGTTCGACGTCAGGTTATCGACTGCGTTGTCACTAGCGTTAGAGACTACGTCTCCAACGTTAGAGAACCAGTCGATGAGCCATGACCAGGGTAGCACTTCCCACAGAAGCTCAGGCGTTGGTGACGCACCGAACAACGCGTAACGTGCTCTCCTGTTCCACTCAGACGAGCTAACGTCTGGGATGTAGTAGCGAAAGCTACCAGCATACCAAGATCTTCGCTCGGCTGTCTCTGTGATGCTCCACTGAGTTGAACCAACGGTCCAATTCGGAGGAGCACCACGGCAGTTGTAAAATGGAGCCTGGTATAAACCAGAACTCTGTGATACAACTGACTTCTCGTTGGCGATTCCAGACCTTCTACGTATGTTCTTACCATTCTCGCGAATGATCTGAGCCATACGTTTGTCAACTTCATGCCAAAGATTATACATCTTTCGCAAGTCGTTGACGAAGGGCTTCCAGCCGAAGACGATGTTAAGATATTCGGAACCTAAGTTACGAAAATCTAACAACTCCTTCAGGGCGATCCTCGGAATGTGCCGAAAAGCGGTTCCTCCTTGGAGGGCACGCTTAAACGGAACTGCCGGCAGGTCTTTCAGTTCGATTAAGAACTGACCGACACTAGCTACAGGATTCCCGGGACGGGTTCGCTTGTAGCCAGTCGCAAACTGAGCATCAAGCTCAGCTCTACGCTGGCTCCAGGGTTGTAACCCTGCCGCCCACGCTGCGTATAGTGGTAAACGAGTTGGTCCTGGAATGGCACCGTACATTTTGTACGTGCCTCCAGAATCAAAGTAAACCACTAGGACTGACCCTCCCGTGTGAGACAAGGTTTCCTTGACTACATAGAAGGGCCCGCCACCACTCCAAGCTCCGTTAGGAAGCTTCCAGTGGGGCTCGCTCACGAGAAGAGCTTTCCTCACACACCTGTAGACGATGCCTTGGTCACCATTTCGACCCACGTAAGTGGGTTCATCGAACTGAATGACTTTCATGCACCGCCTCCTAGTGTGTGAGTGTGTGGCTCCCGCTTGGTGGTACTAGTGCATTGCTGCACTAGAAGGGTTGGAAGGATATTGCTACCCTGGAGGGCCCTAGG